TTTAAGCCATAGGTATAGAGACCTGATAGAAGAAACTTATCAGGTGCTTATTCCCAAGTTATCCACAAGGGTCAGATGCTCTCGTTTATCTAGGTTATTGAGTACTACCTCAACCAGAGTTTTCACTACCCCGAGCTTTCGCAGGAGATACACGCCCTGTTCACCACGTTTATCTGAGTCTGTCGCATCCACATTCTCAAGGGGTAGGTCATGCCCCCGTTTTACGACTAATCGCACAAAACAAAAAAGCCACTTAAGTAACCCTCCCTGTCGCACCCCTGTAAACAGGGAGGGAGAGTTTCCTAAATGGCTTTCAATATTCCGTGCGACCAGAATTGAACGAATCTTATCAAACATTTTTAAACCTTGTCAACCCCACTGGGCAGCCATTGCATCGGCTATGCCCTGGAACGTGACGGACCTGTTAATCTGTCTTTGTTTACCTCCCTTGTTGAACCAATTCCCTGGGACCTTAGTACTCTCTGTTTTGCCCACAATGTCTGTCGGCATTAGTGGGGGGAGGTTTTTAAGCCACAGACAGGTTTTCTTGGAGAACGGGTGTCCATACTCCCAGGGTTGTATCACTTGCCCGTATGGGGGCAGATTAAACACCTTAGAGGGAATAGGATTCTCAACGCATATTTTCTCAATTGGGGCATTTAATAGGCCCATGAACAGCTCCTTGGCTGATAAACCCTTGGCTAGTCTGTCAGGGTTTAATTGGCCTTTGGGATAGAGGTGGCGTGCACCCGCATTGCTCAAATAGGTGCACGGGGGGTGAGCAATCATTAAATCCCAACCCCATGTCATGACCTCTAGAGCGTCACCTTGTATGTGGTTCCCTGCTACTTCAGTGGGCAATATGTCGCATGACCAGGCATCGTGTCCCAGAGCTTTAAAGGCATCACGGACACGGCCTGACATTTCACAAGCGATTAAAACTCTCATTTGGTTACATCCTTCACACGGGGGATGCCTTGCTTGGCACACCCCCAATTCATCACAAGTCATGTAAATAAGACCAAGCCTAAAGTAAAGCCTGCAGCGAACATGGAAACCAGGTAAACGTAAAGGTCGGCTTTATCGAGAGTGATTTTTTGGTCATCGTTCATTTTATGGTCTCCAGCTGTTGATTTACTTCAAGTAAGGCTTTATAAGCCTGGTCAATGGTTAAATTGTCGTCATCGTGTTTTACGTCACTAGGATAAGCTTCAGTATAAAACCTGGCTATCATTACAGCTTCTGTAATCTCTCGCAGCTGCTGGCTCGTTATCGTGTAGGTTCTCATTCAATGACCCCTAAATTTTAAATAGTACAGCAGCCACAACAAGGGGCATCAATACAGCGGCCTTGTTTATTACGGTAATACTCATTACCATTGATGTTAAATATATCAGACCTGTAAAACGGTTTACCAACTGCTGCAGCCAGCAGCACAGCGGTTCTGGTGCTGGTGTTATATTCAATACTGTCACCAGGTTTTATATTTTTACCTGTTGCTGTGCAGCGGCCCCTATATTTTGCTGTCATTGTCTTAAGCATAGTGAACCCCTTTAATTTGAGTAAACCCGCTGTAATCATTTTTAGCCTTACCCTTAGCATATAAGGCCACTACCACAGTTTTAGGTTCGATATGTCTCACGTCCGTATTGTCGCCGTCAATAGTTGTCCAGCCCCTAAATGTAGAGGGGATATCCTCTTGACGCTGGAAAACCACAGCAACACGTGAATTACTAGGATTTAATAAACCTTTAATTGTCACATTGTGTGGTGTGATACCAGAGTAGCTATAGGTTAAATCATAGTTCCCTGGTGTTTTACCCTCTATTTTCCTAGAGGGATGTTTTGTATAGTCATAAAATTGAACCTCTGGAAACAATTGGAAAATATTTTTATTATCCATTACCTCTAGATTTTCATAAGGTATATCACTAGTTCCGTTTAATCGCACTAGTGGTGTTAAACCTCTATTTTTAGCTGTGTTTAACAGGCTCCAGATATCGGCTGCAATACTCAATAAAAAAGCCTGTTGATTATCATGGTAGAACCTGGTTTTACTTTCTCTAGCAGCCTGGACACTATTAAACGCACCACGTCCAGCTGTTGCCAGGCATGGATTTAAGCAGCCCGCTAGTTTACTCATACTACAAATTTTGATGCTAGGCTTTAAGTAAACGATAGCTGTAAGATAACCTATTTTCTCGCCCTTCACGGTTTTAGCACTAGCTGTGCCTAGAATCGTTTTATAGGGTAGATTTAAAGCTTGAAGCCTGGCTTTGAAAGGATTATGCATAATGAATACCTCGATTGTGGTTAGGAAATATATAAGAGAGTCTCTCTTACATGTATATTATTATCTTATTAGCTTAATATTATTCAATTAGTGTTTACCCTTATATAGTGTAAATAAATGTAAAGCTTAATATTTTTATTTTGATGCTATACTTATATAAAAGAAAAACCCGTATTGTGTCTAGTGTATTGTATATATAGCGTACACTGTGCCAGCCTGTAGGGTTCGGCTGGTGTATTGCACCTTTCTCTCACAGAAAATATATAAAGGGGCGCTGTGTGCTGCGCTCTACCCTCTCCATGCTGTGTGATGCTGTGCTCCAGCCTGGCTCAATATGGGGCTGGGCTTGTACATGTTGCAGCAGCTCGAGTTATACGAGAAGCGGTCTAATGAGATGGGTCTGGAGTCTAGAATGGTGTGCACTCCACATCTCGTCCCCCCCAAAAAAATTTATGTTTCCCCTGCAGTTGCCATGCAGTTTAGAGCTACCTGTTGCGTAGCTCTTTTTTTAGGTGTATAGTGCAGTTATATGTAGAGGTGTAGATATGCAAACAGAGTTAGTTGTAGAGAAGGTCAGTTTACCCAAGCCTCGTGTGGTGTATGCGTACCCGTATGAGGATATGGAGGTAGGGGATAGTTTTGTGGTGCCTGTCAGTCACAGGCAGCAGGTGTATAACGCCAACTGTAGGGCGACCAAGAGGTTGGGTTATAAGTTTACGAGTAGGACTGAGGGTGAGTTTGTAAGAGTCTGGAGGACAGAGTAAATGGATAAGTTTGTCATAGAGGGTAATCACAGAGAGACGGCAACAGACCTGTTGGACCAATACATGGTTTGGAGGTTGAAGGACATTATTGAGGACTGCAGTTCTTTTGGGGAGCTGGAGGACATCACGCTGTCTTGCAGGGTTTTATTAAGGTTCATGGGTGAAAGTATTGACTGAGCTTCTTTGGACGACTGAGGACGATTTAAGGGCACTCTGTAGGGAGCTTTGGATACGTCTTTGTGTGTCAGAGGCGATGACAGAACAAGTAGCACAAGAGGCAATGGAAAATGGGTACAGAGAAGGATATGCAAGAGCAGTTATACAAATCTCGTCTCAGGCTCAAGTGGGAGATGCAAAAAGCCATCTCTTGCATTAGCAAGGTGAGCAAGAGGAAGTTGGCTGCTGAGTGGAAAGACAAGTACTCAGACATCTTTTACCAAGAGCTGATTAACTGTGCGAGGAACAAGGGTGTCAGGGCTGAGATAGCCAACTGGTCAACAGAAAGAATGGGCAAGCCTGATGAACTTTAATTTAAAGAACTTCTACAAGTTTTGTAGTGAGTTGAAGATTGAGACCAAGGAAGAGGGTCTCAAGAAGATGGGTAACCTCCTGGGGACACAAACGTATGTGATGGAGGAGATGACCAAGGGGTTGGAAGATGACGTTCATTTCTTTGTTATTCTCAAGGGTCGTCAGTTGGGGATTACGACTGTTAGCTTGGCCCTTGATTTGTATTGGCAGTTCACTCACCCTGGTTGGCAGGGCACTCTTGTGGCTGACACAGAAGAGAACAGAGACATGTTCAGGTCTACGCTTGCCATGTACATGGAAGGTTTACCCAAGGAGTACAAGATACCTTTGGTGGCCCACAATAGAAACCAAATGGTGCTCAAGAATCGAAGCAGGATTTTCTACCAGATTGCTGGTAACAAATCTCGATTGGGGCAAGGCAAGGCTATCACTTACTTGCACGGGACTGAAACAGCCTCTTGGGGTAACGAGGAAGGACTAGCTTCCCTGATTGCCTCTTTAGCTGAGAAGAATCCTGAGAGACTCTACATGTTTGAGAGTACGGCTCAGGGCTTTAACATGTTCCACGACATGTACAAGACGGCTAAGAGGGCCAAGACACAGAGGGCTATTTTCTGTGGGTGGTGGAGAAACGAGTTCTATTCTGTTCCTGGCGACTCCCAAATCTACAAGGTTTACTGGGATGGGAAGTTGACTGGGGAAGAGAAAGAATGGGTCAAGGAGATTAAGAAGCTCTACGGGGTAGAGATTAACTCCAGACAGATAGCTTGGTGGAGATGGAAGATGGCTGAGGGCATCAAGGATGAGAGCTTGATGTATCAGGAGTTTCCTCCTACTGAAGACTATGCGTTTGTGATGACAGGGACATCTTTCTTTTCTAACTCACGCTGTACAGAAGCAGCGAAACTCAGCAAGAAGGTTTTGTATGACGGCTACCGTTACGTTTTCGGTCAAATGTTCCAAGACACCGATGTGCTCAAATCCACAGAAC